AAAGAGGGGGAAGAAGGGGGTAAAATGGATAAAATGACACAAGAAGTAATGTTTAGTTCTAAAACTGTGGAGTGGAGTACTCCTGAAGCGTTCTATGAAGAGCTGAATAACAGATATGGGTTTACTTTGGACCCGTGTGCTGATGCTGAGAACGCTAAATGTGCTCGATATTTCTCTAAAGCTGATGACGGGCTATCTAAAAGCTGGGGTGGAGAGACTGTTTTCTGTAATCCGCCTTACGGCAGAGAGATAAAGTGGTGGATAAAGAAAGCCTACGAAGAGTCTTTGAAGCCTGACACCACCGTGGTGATGCTAATACCGTCGCGGACGGATACTGCGTACTGGCACGACTACGTTATGAGAGCCCAGGAAATAGCCTTTGTGCGCGGGAGACTGAAGTTCGGGGGGTCTACCAACCCCGCGCCCTTTCCATCGGCTGTCGTAGTGTTCTCGTCGCTTCATATTCCTAAGCTAACAAGTGTTGGTGCTGTATAATATGCTTGACACCATCTAAGCCAAGTGTTACAACTGGGGGCACAACAACACTTTGGAGCTTGAGATGTCGAAACAGCACGTACACTTAGTCGTGGATTCTGAAATCTGGAAGAAGCTGAAAATAGAGTCAGCTATTCAGGGCAAGACCATGACTGCTCTTATCGAAGAGCTGATTACCAACATAGGCCAAGAGAAAGATGAGCCCGTGTTACAAGAAACACAAATGTCTAGGGGGGACTATAGGGGGGTTAATTTAAACCCTAATAACCCAATTGCTGATAAAGGGGGTATATTAAACAATACTCCTAAAGAACCAGTAATACTCCCATCACGCGCGAAGCCTGATACAACTCCTTACCAAGACATCAAAGAAGCCTATAACCTCGCTGCAAAAGAGTTCAGCAGGCACGAAGGACTCGCTGGTTTCAAGACATGCCGAAGATTAGACACCTCCCGTAAACGCGGTATCAAGCGGCTGCTCAGTGAGCTGAAAGAAACCAACATAATCCCGTTTGAGTATTTCAAGCTCTGTACCCGTAACCGACACTGGTGCGGAGATAACGACCGAGGGTGGAGAGCCGATATCGAGTTTCTTACCAGAGACAAGAACATCTCGGCTGCGCTCGAACTCGAAGAAGTCGATGCTGCGCCACAAGCCATCGGCAACGGTGTACCCAAAGAAACAAGCGTCGAAAATCTGAAAGCCAGAATCCGCGCTTTTGTAAACTCAAAAAACAGAACTGAATCCGAGGATTCATTCCTAGACAAGCTGAAATCCCAAATGGCTGTTTCCGGCCTATTGGCAGAACAAGAAAGCATTATCAGCTATTTCGAGAGTTATACTTCTTACCGGGCGGGGTGATACCATGAAAAACTTTGAAATCGAACGACTGCTCAGAGCCTTCGGTCGCAAGGCACACGAGCACACTCTAGAAGCATACATGGAGTTCACTCGCGACTACGACTCCAACCAAGTAAAGAGCGCCGTTGACTTCGCCATAAATCGCGGCGAGAAACTGCCCCCGCCCGCTGAACTGCGTAAGTTCTGCACCATCGGCAACAACGCAGAAGAAGACTCCAAGTGCGAGCTGTGCGAAGATAAAGGCTTCAAGCTCGTCGGCGGAAAGAACGGGGAGTTCGACAACCAAGGGTTCCGAGTCCTCGCCCATGACTTTCCACAACTCTGCAAGTGCGGAGCCGCGTCCACGTACAAAGGCAACCGTCGCTGGGTGACAACCGAAGAAGCCCGTATCTGGAATCTTGCTCGCCTCTTGGCAAAAGAAGTTGGAAAACGAGCCGCAGGCTCGGAGCTTACCCCAGACCTCCGCTCGTGGCGGCAGTTCTGGTGGATCGACAAGGAGTTCCACGAATGGGTAGCCAGAGCCAAAAAACTCGGTGGCCTCGTTGCACTCGTCCACCTCGAAGAAATCTTACGAAGAGAAGACCCTATGGATTGCGCTGAGTTTCCATACAGGGTATGTGACCGCCTCATTCCTCTGGTCAACAGAGCGTCCAGCAAATCAATGCAGCCTTTTAGAAAGTGGGTCGGGTAATGCCAGTAAAAACAGAACTAGAAGATTTAGATATTCAGCTTGCGAAAAGGTTTGAAGATAACAGTATCGCCTTTAGCTTTACCTCAGAAAAACCAGACGCAATCGCAGTGTCGGTTATGAAATATTGGAAGCCATGAAAGAACAAGAAAAAGGGACTTCCCCACATGTGGATGAAATGAGTAACGCACCACATATTCGGTTTTCAGTTCCCTGCGAACCGAAGGGGAAGTCCCGCCCCAGATTTTCTGGCAAGTTTGTCTACAGCGACAAGAAGCAAGTAAACTGGGAACAGATGTTTGCGCTGTACGCAAACGAGCACCGACCAGAAAGCCCCATCGAAGGGCCTATATCTCTCAGCATTTTGTTCGTGCTCAACCGGCCTAAGCGTCTGCTTCGCAAGAAAGACCCGGACTGTAAAATCGCTTGCGATAAAAAACCGGACCTTGACAACATGATCAAGAGCGTTCAAGATTCTCTCAACGGCCAAGGCTGGTGGCACGATGATGCCCAGATAGCCCGAATCGTTTCTGGCAAGTGCTACTCCGAGAGGGGGATGCCTGCAAGGATTGAAGTACAAATCTCGCCAATAACCGATCCGAAAGAGAGGAAAGAATGAGCCACGACGATACTAAAGACCTTTCGTTCAATCAGCTTTACGCTGGACGCTCACGAACGCGCCGCGATGTAAATACTGTAAAAACCCAAGTTGCTTATGGGTACCAGACAAGTGTTGCCAACCAAGGCACTGGGCTTACAAAATATTTTCTTTCCCCGAAGTTGGGTGGAGGTCTGCACACAGCGGCTGTAGAGATTGAGTTTGGTTCCGGTAAAGTAATGCCATGTGGGCCGCTTGCGGGCACGCTGTCTATGACGGACGCGACAAACCTCAATAACGCAGAAGCAAGTATTCCGATTTGGCGTGGCCCGGGAGATTCTGCTGGTCGAGTAATCCGTGGTAAAAGCACTCAAGACTTAACTCCAGACAATAATGTTTATACTATTGTTGGAGCTACTATGCAGCTACAAACGGTGTTCACTGGCTCGGCAAGCATGTCTGAAGTCAACCTTAGTCTTGGTGTTGCCAACGCTGGCAAGCTGGCTCTTATTAGCGGTCAAGACGGCACTAATGGTTGTAAAGTATATGACGGCTCAAATGCGCAGTACACGATATTTCCGCAAACTGATAAGCTGAGTACTCAAAGAGGGGATGTGCTGCAATACGGTGTTTATCCTTCTTGGTTCCACAATCAAGCTTCTGCTACGGACTCTAACAATACTGGCATTGAGCTTGGGACGGGTAATCCTTCAACCCAGAATGATGGCACCGCTCAGGCTAACTTCCCAGGCGTTCATTTGAACGTAAAATGTAGTGGTGGGTCTAGCAAGGTTAAGGACATTACGGCTGGTAAAATCCTTATTCAGTTGTTGTATGTTTGTGATCCGCTATAGGCAGGAGGTTTTAGATGGGCATAAGATACGATTTAGCTCAGAAGGCTGCTAAAGAAGCCGCTGAAAAAGCTAAAAAAGCTGCTAAGGCGGCAAAGCCTAAGAAGAAAAAAACCACCAAAAAGAAGGCCGAATAATGGGTGTTCGTAGACGACGAAAAGGAAAGCCTGTTCAGATCGTCATCGACGCTGAATCTTTGCAGGAACTTGAAATGCACGCGCGGGATGCTGACCGGCAACAAAAAGCACAAGAGCGGTTTGCAACAAAACACCTCACCTCCAAAGCGACAAATCGTTCTTTGGCGGATACGGTCAGCTCCGCCGTGCAGTCAATGAGGATTGAAGATGCCTAAAGTCGGCAAAAAGAAGTTTCCCTACACCAAGAAAGGGAAGACCGCTGCTAAAGCCTACGCTAAGAAAACCAAGAAAAAGGTTGTGCGAAAGAAGGGGTACTAATGCCCGCTAAAAAACCCACAAAGCGTAAGACAAAAAGAAAGCGCAATTATCGCAAAGAGTACGACACGTACCATGCGAAGCCTAAGCAGAAAAAGAACAGGGCTAAGCGCAACGCTGCTAACCGGAAAATGAAACCCGGTCCTGGTAAAGAAGTGGATCATAAAGTACCCTTGTCTAAGGGCGGCGGCAACGGCAAGAAGAACCTTCGCGTTGTTTCTAGAAAAACAAACAGGAAAAAAGCAGCGAAGAGGAAATAATGGCAAAGGGCAAAAAAGAAGACCTTGAGCTTGTTGATATGAAGCGAAGGCTTCTTGTTGCGCTTCGTTCTGGTGACATGGAAGCTGCATCTGACGCTTTATTAGAAGTCTGGATGCACCATGGGGTTCTTTATGGAGACACCCAAATGCTAGATAGGTTTGCCGTCGCTTCTGGTTTGATCGGCGGGCTAAAAGACAGAAAACGTATTGCTGGAATCATGGCTAACCGCATGTCTACGATGATAGAGAAGGAAGCCGAAAAAGACAGCGAACCAGATTATGAATCCAGACTTACTCAATGAATCCAAGACAGAGATACCTTCAAAGGTGTGAAAACGACAGAGAGTTCTTTTTTAAGAATGAGTGTTGGATTCGCCCTAAACAAAAGAACGCAAAAGGTTTGGTTCAGCTTCAGCCAAACCCCGGTCAGCTTATGGTCATTAATAAGATCGCTGAGCTGGAAAAGCAGCAGAAGCCTGTACGCATACTTGTATTGAAAGCAAGACAGTGGGGCTGCTCAACGATTGTTCAAGCACTCGTAATGCACAGATCCAGGTTTAACCCATTTCATGACGCTCTGGTTATTGGAAACCGTGACCAAACAACCAAGAACCTTATGGGTATGAACCGTCGTATGTATGAGAACTTTTCTCCTGCAATACTTGAGGGCTGGGACAGAAAAATCTCACAAACAGATCGAAACTATGAGTGGACAAACGGTTCTATTCTTCAGATTGATACCGCCGGTCAACCAGAAGCAGCGCGCTCGTCTACGCGAGATTTTATTCATGGAACAGAGGTAGCGTTCTGGCCTAATGGTGGGTCCGTTCTCGATGCTATGCTTCCGGGTGTTCCAGATACACCTGGGTCTGCTGTGATTCTAGAATCCACTTCTAATGGTGACGCTGGTATTTTCTGGGAGCTTTGGGAGGGGTCAAAATCAGACGACTTTTCTGACTGGGTTAGAGTCTTTGTTCCGTGGTCTGTCCATCCAGAATATGAAGACTCAATAGACCCTGATTTGAAAAAGCTGGGAGATCTTGCTGCGCTAGGCGACATAGACGCAATGAATGAGATTCAGTGGCTTAGTGAAGAAGAAAGGCAATGGCTCCTTACAGGCAAGCTTCGCATAGAGCAATTGCATTGGCGCAAGCGCATTATTGCAACCAAGTTCAAAGGAAGAGAAGAGCAGTTTACTCGTGAATATCCGCTTACAGAAGATGAAGCGTTTCGTGCAGCTACTGGGGGTTTTCTTACGGGCGATGGGTTGAAGTATCAATCCAGCCAAGAAGATTTCTCGTTTAGGCTTTACGAAGTAAACTTTGATGTCGATGGGTATGAGGGCTTTCCAATGAGCATGGTTCCTTACGAGGAAAGACCAGAGCCAGAGGAGAGCGAAGAAGGATGGATACAAGTATTAGAGCCGCCAGAAAACGGGAAAATATATGTAATGGGCGTCGATCCATCCGAAGGGACTGGGAACGACTACGCGGCGTTCGTGGTAAGAACAGAGGGACGCGCAGTATGCGTAGGGTACCGAAACGACCTGTCAACAGACGTGTTCGCTGAATACTTGGATGCTGTTGGGCGTTGGTACAACAACGCAACTATGAACATAGAACGAGCCGGTGGTGGCTTGGCGGTAATAAACACGCTTCTCAGATTATCTTATCCAACTCTGTACTCAACAGAGGCGTTTGATGAGTCTGGAGAGTCCACAAATAAGCGGATAGGGTTTGTTCCAAGCGCAGAAAACAAAAGAAGCCTTCTGTCGCTGTTCCGGCATTCTGCAAATACCGGAGAGTTTACGTTGCAGTTCCCAAGGCTTTGCCAGGAAGCTAAATGGGTGCGACTTGTGCTTCGCGGAAACACCGAGTTTACCCAGCATTATGACTGGGCTTGCCCTGGAAAAGGAAGAAGAAGCGTAAGCGGAGAGCGCATTTCTGATGATGTGTTTATGGCCGCTGCTTTAACCGAAATGATTTCTAGAGACGTTGAGTGGATGCGCGATATTGAGCAAAGCTATACTGAAAGCAGTATTCCTGAAAAAATAGCCATTAGCGCCCACCAAGGACTAGACCTCCACAATCCTTTGTTTGAAAAACAAAATGAATATATAGGCGTAAACCCGTTTATCGACGAAAACGGCAACACAGTCACGCATGACCCCTATGAGGTCTTCCCAGACGAAAAACTTGACGATCAAATGCTCTTGCCGTTACCTTAGCCGAATGGAAAGTATTGTACTGCTTTGTCTTGCTTTGATCTTCGGGCATGTCGCGTCTATTTTCGCGATTATGTCTGGAATGAAAAAGATTTCTGAAGAATATAGACAGATTGTGTTAGAAAGAGAGAATACAAGCAGAATCCTTTATAGCGTCGATCCATACGGAAAAGACGATGCAGGTTCAGACACTTCTCACGTAGCATAGGGGAGCAAAATGGCAGCAGTACAACCTAAAGGCGGTCAATACGCCAGTCGTCAAACTTCCGGTGGTTCTGGTGGAGGGTTTGCTGGTATGGGCATTCCAGATTGGTTGGGTGGAGATGTTTCGGGAGAGGTTCTTAACGTTGCTGTTCCGCTTGGCCTTGGGTTTTTAGCGGGAGCGTCTGTTCTTGGCACTGGTGGAGCAACAGCGGGAGCAGCTCCAGCGGTAGCAAAAGTAGCAGCTCCATCGGCAACAAAGCTTATGGGAGCCCAAGCTGCAATGTCAGGAACACAGCAAGCAACCAGTGCTGCAATTGGTATGGCAAACCCAGCAGAAGGCCCAGAGTATTCTCCAGCAGTTGCTTCAAACTTGCAGGGCCTTGCTTCTGCTGGCCCAGTGCAAAGGGCTCGACCTCTGCAACAGTCCTCCGCAATGGACCCAGCCATGGCTTCTCAAATGAGAGAAGAGCTTTTGAGATACCAAAAAACAGACGGTTTAGCTCTTGGGGCTGGAGCGTTGCGTGGGTTTGGCGGATCGCCAGCTAAAGGCACTGCGTAAATGGATCTGGAAGGCCAAGAGCAAAATAAGCTCATACAGCTTATTGAACAAAGGCTAGAATATTGCCTCGATGCAAAGAGCGACCGCTTGGAAGAAGCAATGGTTGTTCTTATGGCCTATGCAGGGTTTTCTGTTGATAAAAGCAGGGACTTTGCAAAAGGAAACCACCAAGAACAACTCCCACATTGGTTTACGGACAAGGTTGTTTTAAATGTCCTTCAGCCTATTGCGAGAACAGCGGCGTCAATCCTTACTGCAAACAACCCAAACTGGATTGTTGAACCTTTGGGCGAAACAGCATCAAAGTTTCAAGCAGCAAGAGGCGTCCAGAAGCTTTTAGATTACTTTTACAGAAGCAACAAAATACCTGCGGTGTTAGATGATGTTGCGCTTAGAGCAACGCTAACCGGATATGCTGGTGTATTTGTAGACTGGGATTCTCAAATCGGGAGAGGAGAGTTTAAAGGCACTTCCGAAGGGAGAAAGGGCTGGTTTGTTGTTGAGCCTGTAGACGTTTTTAACCTGCACTTTGAACCGGGTGTTGGTGGTGTTGATAAAGCATTTTGGTGCATAAAAGAATCCACGATGCACATTGAAGAAGCTCGACTTTATTTCAATGACCCAGAAATAGATTTTGAAGACGAGCGAATGACGCACGATGAGGGTACTGTAAAAAGGCAGCTTAAAGTTGTGTCAGACATTGAAGCCATGAATGAAGATGTTGAGGGTAACTCGCAAAGAGTTAGGATTCTTCACTATTGGCAAAAGCCAGGGTTTATGTACCCAAATGGCTTAGAGGTCATTATTGCTGGGAACAAAATCGTTAGCATTCAAGATGAGTTGCTGATGGGCGAGTTCCCCGTTTATATGATGAGGTTTATCTCCGAGTCTCACAGAGATTATGGAGCAGGTCTTGGTTCTACGCTTTTGCAAATGCAGCGTGATATGACAATGACCTGGAATGGAATACGCGCCCGAAGAGATCAAGAGGTTAGACCCCCTTGGTTTGTCCCTGTTGGTAGCACAACAAGAGGGATTAACACCTACCCAGGTGCAATAAACGAAATCAACCCTCGTTCTGCGCCCCCGACACCGCTCAGGCTTGACCCCATGAGCCAGACTGTTGGTGGTTTTGCAGACAGAACAATGGCAATGATGGAGTATATTGCAGGCATTAATGACGCCAGCCGGGGAGAGGCACCCACAAGCAACGCCACAGGGCGACTTACTGCTTTTCTTGCAGAACTAGATAACAGAAAGCTTGGACCCACTGTAAGAAGTATGACCCAAATGCTTTCTAGTTTAGGAAAGCGAATGGTTAGGCTTTGGCAGAAATATGGAGCTGAGTCTATTGCCGTTACTGTTTTAGGCCATGGGCATTCCACTGAGGTTTCTGAAATACGGCGAGAAGAAATCCTTTGGAATGACATTGAGGTTGATGTGTCAAGCATGATGCCTCGACAGCAACCGTTGCGACAAGAGACAATACTAAACCTTATTCAAATGGGCGTTATTTCTAGAGAGCAAGCGTTAGACGCTCTAGAGTTTGGCGGGTTTGATGAGGCTATGGGGATACGCTCTACTGAAGCGTTGCACGCAAGGGCTCAGAATGAGGATCTTGCAGACATTGGTGTTCTTCTGGAAGACGTTCCAGTTCTAGACGAAGAAGACCATGAAACTCATATTAGAGAGCATTCAAAATATTTGCTTCTTGAGCACCCTGGATCAATGATCCTTGCAAGGTTCAAGCAGCATATCCAATTGCATAAAGACGCGATTCAAAAGAAACAGATTGAACAAGTTGAAATGCAAAAAGCTGTTCAAATGGCAGCACAAGGCCCACCGAAAGGGCAGCCGGGACCGGGCGGTCCTCCAGGTTTGGCAATAGCCGGGGGTGCAGCGCAACCCGGCGGTATTCCACCAGAAATGGTGAATCTGCAAGAACCTGGGGTTGACATAAAGGAAGAAGCTGCTTTAGCATCACGAGCAGGGATTGAATAATGGCAAATGAAACTCCAGAAATGAACCTTTTACCTGAAGGCGCGCAAATGCCAGGTGCTGATGTGCCTGTTGAAGCTCAAGCTGCGCCTGCTGATATGCCTATGGCTGAAGCTGTGCCTACTGGCGACGAAGGTTTTGATATTGACGATCTGCTTTCGCAGATTGATTCTGCTACCGGGCAGTCTGCGGCACCACAGCCACAAGCAGTTCCAGAGCAAGATAGTGCGCAAAAGTTCGCTGAAGCTTTAGAGCTTGCGCGCAACCGCATGAATGAAAGAGAGGCTTTTGAAAGCCAGGATGTAGAGTCTAAAAGGCTTAGCCATCTTGAAAAGCAAGTAAATGAGCTTCTTAGCCGAAACGCTCAGCTTGAGCGTGAAAGCAATCGGGCAAGTATTCACAGCACAATCAACCAAGGTATCAACAAAGAGCTTACCGATCTCGGTATTGATGTTGAGGGCAAAGCCGCTAAAGGTATTGGGCGTTTGATTACCAACTCTGTGTTGGTGGCAGTCGCTCAGTCTCAGGCAGCTACAGGTTCGCACCATGTGGACCCTAGTTCTATTGGGCAAACGGTAAAACAATACACAAAAGTTGTTACCGCTGTCGCAAAAGAGCTTGCCAATCGGCAGCAAAACGAAGAGAGGCTAAGCTCAGGTGGAGCACGACCGGCACCGTATAAGCTCAGTAAGCCTCTAGGCGAACTTTCCGACGAAGAGTTTGGAAATGTTATTCTAGCAAACCTCAGAGGCATGTAATCATAGTCTAAGGCTTAAGGAGATACACAATGCCGACTAGCTCAACTTCGCCGCCGATTCAGTTATCGGCAATCAACAGTGTCCTGACCAACTTTTATATCCCGCGTATGTGGGAGATGATCCAAGTAGAAGCCCCTGGCTTTCGTTTTTTCAAAAACTTGGATTTTGTAAACTGGGGTGACGGTTATACCGGAACTTTCCCTATTCGCACTAAAGCGAAGCGAGGAATGGTTGGTGGTACTACTGGAAAGCTGCCTATTGGTGGTGCGCCCAGTTACGAAATGGCGACCGTCAACTACACGCTGTTCCGATGCCTAATCAACTTTACCTGGGACTCCAAGTTGATTTCTTCCAATGAGCGTTACATCAAGAACCTCATTGACCAGGCTGTTACCGATTGTAAGAACGAGTATCTTCGTCGGTTTAACACGTATCTTTATACGGGTTTCGGTTCTGGTAGTACCGCTCAGTCGGATAACTCGAAGAAGCATAATGGTTGGAACTGTGTTGGTGTTGCTGTTGCTAAGTCTGACGGAAACCCTTCTGGAACAGGCACAGAGTTGTGCGTCGGTCTGCCTTGGACCAAAGGCGACGGAACAACTCCTCTTGGCTTTGGTGGTCTTTGGATTGAAGAGGGCGATTACCTCCGCATGGTGTCAACACCTGAAACAAACTCCGGTGGTGAGTTTGTTTTGGTAACTGAGGTTGACCGAAGTGAATACCCAAGCCGTGCTAAGCTGAAGGTATCTGCGACCACAAAAGACGCTATGGTTATAACATCTGGTCAAGAGTCTACACTCTACCTTGCTTCACCTCCAGGTGTTGGTGGTGATGGTGCTGGTGGTGCTGCGGACGCATCAAAAAACGATGGCGGGACCTTTTACGGCGAGCTTTCGGATTACGCAAGCAAGTTCATGGGCTTGAAGGATGTCGTAGAAGGCATCAACCCAAGCACTTGGGATATTTCATCAGAAAGCACTACGGTTGAAACCGGCAAATATCTTGGTGTTACCAACTCGGATTTTGTCTCCCTTGTAAAAGGAAACTCCGGTACTTCTCGTCCACTTTCCCAGGAACTTCTCGACCAGCTTATTCTTGAGCAAAACGAGCGTTCCTTCGTGCGTCCAAACCTTCTCGTAATGAACACGGGAATGTGGCACGAGTATGTGGGCATGAGCGGTCACGCAAACGAGCACTTCTACACGAATCGCGATTCGATTCCTGTGGGACACAGCCCGTCCGTACAGCCGCAATACTTCACCGTCAAGGCAACTGAAGCTCAGGGCAATGTTGATATTCTTATCGACAAGTATTGTCCTCCGACTCAGATCTTCGCTATCGACACGAGCCACGTTGGTTACTCCGAGGTTCACAAGATGGCTGAAGCCACGGAAGACGGTTCCTTCCTTCGCATGAGTTCCACAAGCTACGACGAGTGGTTCGGATTCATGCGCTGGGGTGGTCAGTTTGCAGCTACAAGCCCTCAATGTGTCGCGGTCCTCAAAGATCTCGATCAGGACATCGTAGCTCTCTAAGAGCTTCCACCTCTATTCTGTAGAGCCCAGGGGGTGGTTCCAACACTGGGACCGCCCCCTTTTTATTTTTAGGTAATGGTATGACGACAGCACAACACAAAGTATTTACAAAAGACGATATTGATCTTCGTCCTTTGACGGCACCCGCAACTTGGTTTCCAGGCGCACTTCCCAGAGACATTATCAAGCAACTGAAGAAGATGGATAAAAACATTATTCTAAAATGGTCGCCACGATTTGAGTGCTGGGAGCTTTGGCATCGCAACCCGCGCGGTTATGAGCATATCTTTTATCGGCATCAAGGACCGGGCAACTGCTTTCTCCCCGCAGACTCACGCTTGTTAAAAGTTGTTGAGTTGCGTTCACGTCAAAGCACTTGGGGTCAGCGCAGAGAGCGCGAAGAAAACGAGCGTATGCGCGAGCATTTGAAAGAGCAGAATAAAAGCAATGCTCAAAAACGAAGAGATCAGGCTAACTTGCTGAAAGGTGACTTCGGCGCAGACGCGAGGGCTTTCTAGTGGACCTTAGAAATGCAATAGCTATGGCCCGTCTTATTCTTGGAGATGAGTCGGAAAGTATTTGGTCAGATGAGCAGCTAATAAGCGCACTAAACCTGTCTAACAAGCGGATTATGGCAAGGATTGTTGCGCAAAACCCAGAGCAATGGGTGATTAGCTATGAAGACTTTATACTTGTGCAGGCAGAGGATTCTGTTGTCGCGCCTTTAAGCATTGCTGCTGGCGCAGAAAGCTTGAATCTATATAACGCTTTGAAAAACGCTTGGACAGCAGAGGGTGCAGCAGCAAACAAGTTTACGCTAAACCCTATAAAAATAATGAAAATGTATTACTCAACGAACGCATCTCTTACGGAAAGGGTAAACATACCGTTTGTTCCGTTTGAGTCTTTGGATGAGCTGAAAGACCAGCAAGTTCTTGAGTATGAGGTTTTGTCTCGCGTTAGGTATGGACAAAGAATGTATAAAGCGTCTTACAGTGAAGGCGTAAAAAAAATCTATATACGTCCTATTCCTGCAAACACTTTGTATTTGAAAATATATTGGGCAGAGGCTGGTGTTCCAGAGCTGACAACATCTACCGATCTTGACCAGCCATTGCTAAATCCATTTTGGCATGACGACAACACAACAAGCCATGAAAACATTGTTCAAAGTACCCGAGCAGAAGCGGTAGTGTTTGATGCTTGCTGGACGTTATCTTTCAAAGACGACTCTATGCGCAAAGCTTTTGCTCAAGAAAGAGATCGTATTTTATCAACGCAGCATATCCCATACGGACCAAGTGAGGCTTACTAATGTCAGGCGATCCCGAAGGCCGTGTTCAGATGCAGCCCTCTATGGGGCCTGCGACAACTCAGTATAAACTGTTACTGAACGTAATCCCTCGGGGCGGAAAGCTAGAAAGGCGTCCGAGTGTAAAAGCTGTGCGTCTTGGGTTTGGTTATCCTGGCAGAGACGCTACAGCAAACTACGGTTTTCAGCACAACGCTGATGGAACATCTACAGCGGATTACACAGACCAAGGTGGACATGCTGCTAAAACATCTGGCGCTGATGAGCTTCCAATAGTTTTTGACGACAGAAACGGTCAATACGTTGGAAAGTTTTGGACATCTTATAGCATGGTCCCGGTTGACCAGACTCAAGACCTTTCAAGCTCCGCTCCTGTTTATGAAAGGCAGGATATTGTTGAGGGTATTGATGTAGAGATTGTGAACGGAAAGCTTATTTGCTTTTATGCGGCAAGGCACCGAATAGGGCAGACAACAGGTGCGGACTCATATACTGGAGCAACGATAAAGGCACCTCATAATGATGTAAAAATGCGCGTATCAGCACATTCGTTAGCATCGCCTTCTATTGGGAGGCTTTTGTTTTCGCAAAAAGAGTCTTTGAATCTTCGCAGTGGTTCTATGGGAATGGCTTTGTCTTCCCTGTACGCAACCACTCAGTATTGGAATAAGAGAATAGCCCGTATCGGAAAGGGCTTTATGCTTACTGGCTATGGTGTTGGTGGTTCTAGGTGGAATACCGGGAATGGCTGGGACCAGATGATAAAGAAAGAGTTCTCGACAGATCTCGCGGCTGACGTAACGCAGGTAAACACAACGATTAGCGACCCAGATGGTTTGCTTCTGTTTAATGGCGACAAGCTTCCTTTTTATAAAATAGACGATCCTGTCTACAATCTAGACAGATACGACGAAACAAACACAATTTACGCAGAACGCCGCCCGAGAAACGCATTTGTGTTTTTAGACTCTGAGGGACAGCCTATTTGGTATGGCTTCAATCGCGCAGATAACATGGAGATGATGGCAGCCATTGGCGCTGCAAACGTGTTGATATCTGGCGAACATGCAAACATAGACACTACAGGCACAAAGATGCGTGTAAGTGAGGGTACGATCTGGTTTGCAGAAAGCATGAACCC